CAAAGTACAACTCCATCACCATAAGTAAAATTAGTATCAAACGCATTGTTTAATATGTTTGCTCCTTTTACTTGTTTAGTGTAAGCCATAGCTCTAGCTAATGCTTTAGTATATCGAGCTGATAAAGAATCATAGAGGTTATCCTCCATTGCTTCTTCAGTAATCGAAAAACCCATGGCAATAGTTTCGTGGTTATATCTAGCAGCAAATGCCTCTTGAGCATTGTCATAAACAATTGCTTCACCTTCTTGCTTTACAGGCGCAGCTGAAAAGCCAGAGAGCTTTTGTTCTTCCTCAAAAGAACGCTCAGAAGTTTCTTGCTCAAATATTTGTTGATGTTCCTCACCGTAGTTAGCATACTCAAGCCCAAAAAGAGCATTAAGTCCTGGCAAGAGTTCTTTTAATAATTGCGCTCTACTTATAGCCATTACTTACTCCTCCTTATAGACCAGTAGCGACCATGTAAGCGTGTCCACCTTTAGCGATATTACTATCTTCATAAGGTGCATTCCACTTAACGATCACTTCTGTAAAGTTACCACTTGTATCTGCTGTTTCTTCAACAACATCTACAATACGCATTGGTAAGGTTAAAGTAGTAGCAATACCGTTAATAGCAACTCCAGAGTTACCTGTTACAGTACTACCTGCATTTTGAACTAATGCAGCATTATTACCAATTGACGTATACCCTGTTCCAGCTATAGTTGAACCCGAAGATACAACTGCAACTTGATATAGCGCATCAGGATCATCAACTACATAAGCTTTAATATCTGATGCTGCAGTATTAGCAGGATAGAATTGTTTAAAAGTTTTAGTGTTTGAGTTAGGGTCTGTAAAAGTACATCCCATAAAAACACCAATTACACCAGTAGTAGCAGTCGTGCTAGTACCTGTATCTTTTTCAAGAGTACCGTCAGCTACTCGCTTAACGACATCTCCACAAAAAATACTAGTATTATAGCCCGATGCTATTGTTATCTGGCGTGTTGAACCCGCATAGGGTTGTCCCCCAATCAAATTGATTGGTTTTAAACCATACGGGGCATCTACCGTTGGATAAGCCATTTGTAAAATTCCTCACTAAACAGAAAGTTAAAAACTATGCGCCTTTTCCTCCACCACTTCCAAAAGAAACCTTAGTAGATTTATTTTTAAATAATGGCATACGAGGATCATCTTCACGCATATAGTTACTATCGACAGACTCTGTATTTTGCCTTGTTCGTTGGGCAATATACTCATCTCTCTGTTGAGTAAGCTCTTCGTCAGTTTTGCAGAGAAGCAGCCCACCTATCTCTATCGCATCATTAAATTGACCATTTGGATCAGGCATTGTAAATGCTTCAGGATGTTCTGATGCTTTTACTGGCTCCCAACCCTCACGAAATTTTTGAGATACATTTTGTGGGTCACGTTGACCCATACTGCTAACACGAATAAAACGATAGGATTTTCCATCTTCCTGATCAATTGTTGGTAACAATTCAGGGGGAGTCCATTGTTTAGGTCGTGTAGTTTTTTCACGGGAAGAACTTTCCCTAGTAGTACGAGATCGTCCTGCTGTTTTATTATCTTCCACGTTATACCTCCAGTTTCATCTTTTCACGAACATATTGTTCATTTGAAAGACCTAATTTTCTAGCCAATCTAACTTCCGATTGTGTAAGCACAACTCTTTTAGAATTAGTGCTACGTTTTGCAGGAGAAACTACAGTTTTTTGTGCCTGTCCTCCCTTCTTATTTGTAGAAGGTGTTTCTACTGCTTCCTGCTCAAACTTTTCAGGAAATCTTGTTCGCATCTCTTTGTCGATGCTTTCATAATACTCGTCTGATGTTGGGTCAACACCTGCAGAAACTAACTGCTCATGCGTACCAAACGCCAAACTTGTCATTGCTCTATCAATCCCCCACCAACTTTTATTACGCTCTTGCCACGCTATTGCCTTCGCATCTGCTTGCGGCTGTTGGTTTTGAATTAATGTTTCTGATTCATTATTTACACTATCTACTTGAGTTTGTAAAGCCTCTTCTGAATATTGTGGTATATATTCTTCTGCTTTGGCCATATTTAACTTAGCAGCTGCTAATTTTTCACTAGCTTCTGCAACTAAATCAGCATCTCCTGAGTCATAAGCATCTTTAAAAGTTTTTTTAGCAAGAGCTAATTCATTTTCTGCACTACTTTTAGAATTATCCATTAAGGCTTGTTCACCTTGAGATAAATGTTGTTTTAGTAGTTTATTTTCCTCAAGTGCTTGCCTAGCTAATTTAGCAGCATAATCTCTTTCTTTAACTGCAGCTTCTTTAGCTCTTCTTTCATCATTCCAAACTTTTTTAAGTTGTTTGCCTTTTTCTTTTGAAAACTCGTCTAGTTCATCTTTTTCAAGATCCTCAACGATTTCTTCTGGCATAGGTTGACGATTTTTATCATCTTCAGGAGTATCATCCACAATTTCTATTTCAAACTCACTATTTTCTTCAGCTTTGGGGGCTTCTTCTTTTTGTGGTGATGTAATTATAGTTTCATTAGTTTCTGTATCTTCTAATGCTGTTTGTGGCATTTTTATTTATCCTTTTGATTTTAAAGTAAATTATTGTCTTTCAATCCCTCTTGGGTCTTCTACTACTGCTTCTATAGAATCATCATTTATAATTCTAAAAGCTTTTCCATGAATATGTATTCGTGTGCCTGTATGAGGTCTTACGAGTACAAAATCACCTTTTTTACACCACGGGCCTGTAGGAAATTTACTTGTATCTCCATAACAGTCTGGCCCTAGTTCTACTACAAATAATACTGTAGCTAGTATTTCTTCATTTTTTTGCGTTTCATTAGCTTTTAAAAGCCCACTATCAAATTTATTTTCTATTTCAGGAACTGCACAAAGTATGTGGTATCCTTGTGGTTTAGGTAATTGTGTTGCTTTTTTATCGTCTAAATCTGCTATTTCTGCTGTATTAGTCATTTTCTTCAAACCTTTTTTGTAGATCTTCAAGATATTCTTTAGTGGAAATTAGTCCATTTATTACCCCGCATACATATTTGTATTCAGAATAGTTTTGAATACTACCACTACTTAGCTTTTGAAGTAAATTATTATGTTTAATATTAATTTCTTCTATTACTAATTGATAAGCGTCCATTTACCCCCCTTGTTCTGGTAATTTATTAGTTTGGCTTATATTAGCTCCTATTTTAGTTCCTTCTATAGCTTGTTTTACTTTTAGAATTTCATCTTCTTTTGCAGCATCTGCTAGTATTTTAGCAGTTGTTTGTTTTTCTTGTGATTGAATACGTGCAGCTTCTAGTTGAACTGTTGCTTGATCTTTAGCTGCTTTACGTTGTAGCTCTGCTTGTTTAAGTTGTAATTCTGCCTGTTGCATTTGTACAATTGGATCTTGTGCTTGTTGAGCAGCTTGTTCTTGTTGTGCTTCAGTCTGACTTTGTTGTAGTAGTTGTTCTGAAGCATCAGCAACCAATCGAGACAACTGTACTTCTACATCTTTTGGTAGCTCTTCGTCTACTGGTGGTAGCGGCACACCTAGTTGTTCTTCTAATTTAATTCTATACAAGAATGCTACGTGTTCTGCTATATGCGCTTGCATAGCAGCCATCATTTGTGGAGCTTGTGGATTATTTTCTAATACTTTTAATATTAACGGATCTTGCATAGCGTTCATATGAACTTTAATGTGTGCTTCGTGATCCTGATAAATAAATGCTTTAACAGGTTTTCCTGTCATAATTGCCATATTTTCAGAAACTGGATCCATTGGTTTAACTTCATCCTCAGATGGAATTAGTTTATCTACATTTTCAACACCAATAGTGTCTAACATTTGTTTATGTAATTCAGCCATGTCATAAAGTTCAGGCGCACTTGCAGCTAATTGCATAACCGTTTGGTACTGAACTACCTTTTGCGCCATAGTAGAAGAATTAGGATTAGCGACAGGGACTATTTCAACCATGTCGTAATCTTCACGTTTTGCTTGCGGTTCTCCTTTACTAGGTTCATAGCTATATGAATCAGGTGTATCATCTTTAATTATTCTTGCAAGTAACTGAAACTCTTGTTTCATTGCTGCATAAACACGAGATTGTACTGCTGACATAACTTTTAGTGTACGTTCAAGTATGGCAAGTGTTGTTCCTACAGGAGATTGAGAAGACATATCACTAATTTTTAAATCAGCGATAGAAGCAAACCGTCTACCTTCTTCAACAATACTTTGCATTAACTGAAATAAAACTTGACTGGGTTCTTTATACGGAAGTGGCATAATATTTTCTTTTAACGAACCACTTGGTATATCTACATCTCTAAATTCTGCAGGTTGTATTGGTGAGTCATCACCTTTTACACGCATACCTTTAGTTTTAAACCCTCCAGGCAAATTAGCTAGTGTACCTGCATCAACTAATTGTCTAATTAAAGAAGTTCCTGATTTTGCAAAAGAACCTAATAGATGGACTAAACCAAAAGCATAAAAACCAAATCCAGGTATGTAAGGATAATGTACAAAATGCTGTCGCTTTAATTTCTTAGGATCTGACTCCATCCAATTACGTCTAATAGCTAAAACTACATTAGATGTTTTTTCTAATGTAACAATGTAAGGTAAACCTATACCTGTTTCTTTACCTTTATCATCTTTATCTTCATAGCCTTTTAAATCTATATTTACATGAAACTCTAAAATTTTATATCGATCATCAGAAGTAGCACTAAAACCCATGTTTTCTGCTATTTTCTTTTCTATATCATCTAAGTATCCACCCTCTGGTTTTTCTAATTCTACATCTCTATAAAACCCAGATACTTGTAATTTACGCACATCATTTTCTGATTTACGCATAACGTGTGTAACACGTTCTGCATCATCTAAACTACTTGCTCCATAAGGAACAACCATGTCTTCTGCTGGTATATAAATAGATGCAGGTCGATCTGTATTAGGATCGTAGTACACTTTTTTAAACGCATTACCTGCAAGGCCTAACCCCCATAACATGCGCTCATGTTCTGCACGATACTCAGGCATTTTTTCCTGAACATAATAATTCATATTTGCTGCTACATTAGCTGCAGCTGCTTTATTTTCTGGTGTTTCTTTACCAATAATTTTTGTTTTAACAGGGCCACCTGCAGGTAAAGTTTCCATAACAGTTTCTGATTGAAACTTAACTAGTGCTTCTGATAGTAGTGGGTGATAGACACCACAGCATCCAGACCAAGGCTCTGTTCGTTCTTCTATCTTTAAACCAAGTAGCTCCATACCATCAGCATAGGTTTGTAACCAATCTTTTCTGGAACTTAAATCTCCTTCAAAATCTTCCATTAAAGCACTAGATATTTTAGCTAATCTATCTTCGTCCATATCTTCTGCTAGATTTTCATAAAAAGAATCTTCTTGTTCAGAAACTTCTATTTCAACAACTGTTGACATATCTCCGTCTGGAGTTTGTTCAAACTCTACAA